TGCTTCCAATGTGGTGAACGTAGCTGGCACGAAGAAAGTGCTTGTAGCCCTTCTTCTCCAAGTCAGCGCAGATGACATCATCGCTGAAGTAATTAATCGGTGGAAACTGACAATCCTCAAAAGCCTCTGCGCTCATCCAAGCAAATATAGGGCTGACAACAGACAACGGCCTGACAAATGACTCATGCGTGAACTGCATATTATTCAGCACCTCGCCGTCATTCCACCTGATATTCTGGTACGGCCTGACTGCATCTGACCTTGACGCCACCAGTCCAGGGTTCTGGTTTAACTCCTTGCAAATAGCAACATCGTCCAGCAACATCCTATAACTATTTGGCGTCAAGACAATATCATCATTCGCTATCACTACAGCCCCATAACCATCACTCAGCGCCCTGCTGATCACTGCGTTGTAGTCATCACCAAAGTTGGTGGCCTCACCCAATATCAGTGTGCAGCCGTATCCGCTAACTACCTTGTCTGGTCCCTTCAGGTAAACCTGAACGTCAGGTGCGTACTGCCTGATACTCTCAAGCAGTACGGGTAAACCCTTACCGTGGACGGTGCTGATGACAATGGGAGGGTTCATTCTTCCAGCTCTGTGTCCATTTCCTCGTCTTCAACAATCCAAGCATCGCACGTTCGGCTGGCGGCGCACTTGAAGTCAAATATCTCGCAGTACCCTAAGTCCTCAACGTCTTCGCTACCGATACCCTCGGCAATGCAATCCAGCATCTCCTCGTCCTGGTTGAACGCCGAGCAGTTACCGCATCTGCTCATCTTGGCGTCTTTTATGGCCACGTCCCATTTCTCTGCCTTACGCATCCAAAACTCGGTATTGGGCAGCTTGGGATTCTCTGGGCCGTATGCGGCCTTGGTAATCGCCTTCTCCCGGTTCTTCAGGTTTAGCGTCACGTCCTGCGTAGCCTCTGGACAGGAATCGCCAGGCTCCTTACCGCCCATGATAATCATCACGGCGTGTTTCATCTCTCTGGGTATGGTTCTCATTTCATGCCCTTCTTCATCTTCTGCGCCTCGGACATGGCGATAGCCACGGCCTGGTCACGGGTCTTGACCTTCTGACCGGAGCTGCTCATCAGCTTCTTGTCTTTAAATTCACCCATCACCTTTGCAATTTTCTTGGTTGCTGCTGTAAGTTTCATGCTGCCCTCGTCAGGTTACGTTTCAAACTCGAACCATACTTATGCATCTGCGAGCCGAACATCGCAGTCCCGGCATCGCTGGCAAATGTAAGGCAAAAGGCGTCTGCCTTGTCGGGTGACGCCAACCCACGCTTGCGAATCTCGTCCTTGCCCTCAATCTGAATTTTACCCCCGCTGGTAAAGAAGTACCTCACTGTCGCCAGTTCAGCAATCAAGGACTCATCCTTGGGAATAACGCAGTCCCGCTTCTCCAGCCATGCCTTGGCCTTGTGCCACAGTTCAGCCTTCAGGTTCCTGTACGTACTCCCCAATGCCGGGGATTCTGCCACATTGATGCCAATGGCTGGCAACTTCAGCTCACGCAGCCTGTCCACCACACCAGCACCCAGGCCAATACTATCCACCATAATCTCATGCGGACGCTGGTCCGGTGGCAATGCCTGGTACTCAGCCATCACCGCACCAGTCAGTTGCATCAGGTCCAGGTTCTTCCACGTCTTAACTGGCTCGGTAACTGCATTACCCTGCCGCTTGCACAGTGCGCTCCTGTCACTGCCAAACCTCGCAACGTCCAGCCCCCACACAACCTTGGCTATTGGGCTGACTGCTACGTCCCTGTTCGTTGCCGCCTCCAGCAGCTCCATCGGTATCACCGTATCGTCATCGCTGCGCGGGAAGTCGCCCAGCACCCGGATGCGGTAGGCGTTGGACTCCTCGCCGTACCTAGACTTCATCTCGTCCATGTAGGCGTCTGACACCCTGGGGCTGTCGGCGCAGCTCACCTTCATGGTCACCCAGTCATCCTTCAGGCGGTTGTGGGTATCAAAGAAGAAACCGCTGCTGCGTACCGGGTTACCCAAGAGTAGCGTCACGGCCTTGTGGCCCGACATACTGCCTGCCGCCGCCTCGAACACCTGCTCTGGTATACCGCTGGCCTCGTCAGCCACCAGCATCACATTGTCGGAGTGGACGCCTTGCAGCGCCTCGGGCTGCTCTGCGCGTGATGTCCTGGCGCTGATGAACGCTTCTGTCGGTGCCTCTCTCACCTCGATGCGGTCCTGCTTCACCTCCAGCTGCTCCTGCAGTGTCGGTGGTAGCGCCTTCACCCAGCGTTTCAGTTCCGCGAACAGCGCGTCGTATAGCTGGCTGCTGGTGGGTGCGGTAACCACAATCTTGACGGGGAAGCGCAGCAGCAGGTACCAGATGATGGCCCAGGACGCTGCCGTACTCTTGCCTACGCCATGTCCGCTTCGGACGCTGATGCGTCTGTTGTTGGCTGCGATATGCCCCAAGAATTCCTCTTGCCAGGGGTCAGGCTTAACGCCAAGGACTTCCCTTACAAACAGCACGGGGTTGTTTTTATACAGCTTGGCAAAGGCAAGAAACGGATTAGCGTCAGTGGTCATATTTCATATTATGCATTTTTTATTTTTTTTGGGAGGCGTGTTGCGAGTGATGGGTGGGGGGGTGCTTGGCGTGTAACGTTTGGCGTTACGTTTTATTTTTTACGTTATGTTTTATTTTTTTCGGTAGGCGTTTGGTGCTGCAACTGCCGCCCCCGCCGTTGGCGCTGACGGGGGGGTCACCCGGCTGGCGCGGCAGGATGGAGCCGCCAGCGCCTGGACTCACCATGTTGCGTAAAACATACGGAAACAGCAGTTATGCACCGAATGCTTAATACGATATCCATTATGTTAACAAGCAAATGGCTTATCCACAGGCTATACAGACACTTTAGCCATATCCTGTAGTTATCCACAGGATAGAGCTGGAAAGTCTACGTTTCGCCTGTGGATAAGTCCTCGACCACCTCGAGCTGGCGCAAGGCGTCCAGGCGCAGGTTGCCGATATTGACCGTCACCGCTGCCTGTTTCGCGCCATATGTCTTAGCGTCCCACCTCTCGGCGAGCCACTGGCGCGTTCGGATGCGGTGCAGCGGCTTGCTCGGGTTATCGTCATCAATTGAATCAGCAATTTCTAATGTCTGACTCGCCAACAAACTAGCCGCCTCCACCCGCGCGCGTGTAATTATAGGCTCGTAATCATTTTCGTCTATCCACTTGTCCAATCCACGCCTGCCGATACCCAACTCACGGCAGATGTCTGCCTTTGACTTTCCGACCTCGAACATGGACAAAACGATGTCGCTGTCAATGTCTTCCAACATCGCAACGTCTTGCCTTACCTTTGGATTGCCAGGCATTTAAACGCTCCACAATCGTCTATCGTTGAACCAAGCACCCCAAGTACCACTCTGTACCTTTGATGCCACCTGAGTCGATTTTAACGGCTCCTAACGCCACCCATCATCCTTGCGTGTTCAAAGTTGAACAACGGCTCCTTGATTCCCCCACTCAGGTCAACGTCAGCATCAGGCCAGTCATCAAACCCTGTCTTACCACCTGGCGTCACCTGTACCATCCTTGTGCCTGGGAGTAACGCCTTTGCTTTAATAATATCCTTAATAATATCTGACTGCAATAATAACTCTAACTCCTCCATTGACCATATATGCCTATTACCAACATCAGGCCGAAACTGTTGATAATATATTGCATCAGCGTGAGTCTGAACCACCACCATCACACTCTTGTCCTGCATAACCCACTCCACTGCATTAATACTCGGCTGCTCAATATTATTATCTAATGCCCACTGGTCAAGAACACCAAACCCCTTAACCATCCCGTTGACCGCCTTCTCCATCTTCTCGATGTCCCTCTCCTGCTGTGCATTGAAGACCCTCTCCATCTGCTGCTCCAACCTCAACCTCAAGCTGGAATCCACCAGCATCTCAATACGCCTAATTCCCCACCTAGCCTCATAATCATTCTTCACCCGCTCCAACCTAGCCACCAAAGACTCAGCCTTCACCTTGAACTCATCCAACGGATAGCGCGTAGCCTCCACCACCACTGTTTTACCTTTTGCCATTTGTTCCCCTTCCATTTGTTCCCACCCCAAAACACCTACCCAACTGTTCACAAATGGGCAAGTGTTATACCCTTGCCCCCATTTGTGAACACTTTCCTGTTCATAAATCGTCTACCATTTGTTCCCCATTTGTTCCCATTTGTGAACACCTTAAAAGTGCTCTTTCTCGCCAAACTTGGTGGTGAAGAACGCAAAATCACCGTCCAACGTCACACCCTCAAGGTTGGTTGCAGCCCTCCAAGCAGCCTTAAATTCGATGTCTCGACCCTTAACCTCACCAGTTTTACCCAACCCACGCCACACTTTTTCACGCCAAAGAGACACCAAAGTCACCTTTTTTTGACCAAACTTGGTGGACTGAATGCGATCAGTTTCCCTGATTGACTCCACAAAAGCTGCCATTGCCTTGCCCTGGTGCTTACCCTGACCCGTCCTTTTTAGGCCAACTGGCTGCACATTTACAGCCACATCCGTAGCCTCCACCGCCAAACTCTGGGTAGATTCAAACCCTAAATTAGTATTATCTAAGTCAACCTTGACCATACGAAATCCATACTTAGCACCATCACTCCCATCCTTCTGCTTAGTAATAGTTATATTACCAGCGCCAGCAATATTATTATCTTGTAACCCATCATTAATACGTTGGAGTTCCAACTCAGTATCTAACGCACCCAGTAGTGAACTGTGGCCCCTCAGTCCCTTGGTGACATCCTTACCAACGTGGTGGACGATCTGCAATGCACAGTCCAACAGGCGCTGAATCTTTGATAGCGAGGCAATGAACGACCCCATGTCCGACGAATCATTCTCATTACCACCGCCAAACGCTCTAGCCAAGGTGTCTACCTGGACCAGCTCAAACCTGACCTGAGTCCTTGCCACCAGGTTGGTGATGGCAAGCTGGAGCTGCTGTACGTCTTCCTTTGATGAGCGTAAGTTCAACTGGTGACGAATAACATAGACTGGTGCGCCAGGCTCAGTCTTGTGATGCACTCGCAGTGCCTTGATCCTAGCCCCAATGCCTCCATGACCCTCGCCACAGATGTAAAGCACTGCGCCAGGGACAGACACCTCCTTACCCATCCAAGCCTTACCCGTAGCCACAGAATGAGCAATGTCCAAGGCCACGAAAGACTTGAACGAACCCGGTGGTCCAAACAGTGCGCTGAAACCCTTTCGAGGCAGAACGTCCTGAATCAGCCACTCCACTGGCTCGTCTTGGATAGTGTCCCACTCCTCAATGAGAATCTTACTTTCGATTGGCTCTGGCTCTGAATCCAGTTCCTCGGCGTCTGGCTCAGAGTCTTCTGCTGGTGCTGGTAATGGGAGATAAACAATCTCTGAGGCATCAGAGATAGGCTCCAACCCCTTGCACAGTGCCATCAGGCCAGACTTATCACCACCAGCCGCCACCCACTCAAACGCATCCTCCGTATGCCCAACGGGTAACGCCAAGAGTCGAACACTCTTGGCAATTGGAAGAAGTGCAGCCGCTACCAGAGAGGCATATCTATAGCCTGGTGCGTCATTGTCTGGCACTAGCACCACCGCTAAGTCCTTAAACCAAACGCTGTTAACGGCAGGCCAACTCCCAGCACCAGTGTGAGACGTACAAGTAAAGACGCCAAGTGATGCCAAGGCATCAGCCGCCTTCTCACCCTCGCAAATAAATATAGGCTTTGCTTGGAGCTTGGCCTCCAAGACATCAGCGAGGCGGTAAGGGATGATCCTGGCACCCGACATTGACTGTTGCCGGGTTCCGTCAGACATAACTCTGAGCAGCTTGTACGTCTTACCCTTGGCGTCTGAAGTTCGGAACCTCTGCTTCACGAATTGGGTGACGCCAGACTCATCCTCGTACAGCCACTCCTGCTCTAGTTCTACCTGAACTGGTGTAGTAGGTGTAGTAGGTACTGGTAACCTTGGTGTTGGTGGATGGTGTCCATTGATACGCCTGCCAATGCCAGCCAAAGGCTCCACCCACTCTGATGTCTGAGGCAGCAGCCCCATGTCCCTGACCGCTGCCCAAACGTCCTGCTGCGAACATCCACCGTGACACTTCAGCAGCAGCTTCCCGTCCTCATCCCTGACTGACAGAGACGGGTTCTTGTCTCCGTTGCCCTGTCCATGGTCAAGGACCGGGCAGGACGCCAGCCAATGTCCGTTTGCTGCTGGCCTTGAGTGTCCTAATGCCGCCGCAATCAGTTTTGCATCCATGTGCAGTTTCCAGTGTTTTTATTCTCTGCTCCAACTCGTACACCCGACGCGCAAGTGAAATGAGGAGCAAATTCCATTGTTCTTGTTTCATAGGGTCAAAAAAACCCGGCACCAGGCCGGGTTCCTTTGTCGTTTAAATTTTAGTTGAACATTTCCTCGTCATCCTCAACCACAGGCGCTGGCTTGGGAGCTGGCCTCGCTGCCTGACGTACTGGTGCTGGTGCTGGTGCTGGTGCTTCCTCCTCATAGACAGCCTCACCATCAGCATCCAAGGCAGCAGGACGGTTAACCCAGTTCTTCAGCTTAAAGTTCGGGATTGCCGTGTTTCCTGCGCCAATCTTGAGAGCAGTTGCACCCTCGTAATTGATCACTGGCACCTTGCCAGGGTTGTGGTCAGCCTGTGCATCACAGGCGTTGTAGATGGCCTCAAACCCCTTGGTGACACCGAC